ACCTCGGCTTCACGCTGCTCTGCCGCCTGACCGGGCTCGATGCGAAGATCGTCCAGGAGATCGACGACGTCGACAGCGACGCGTTCGGCCAGATCGTCGAGGGTTTTACGCCGCCTGGCCCGCAAACGCAGACGAGTGCGCCGGGCTCCTAGCCGCTGTTCTGCATTTCGGGGCCGCCGACATCGAAATGATGGATGCCGGGCGGTTCGATTACTGGGTCGACCGGGCGATTGAGGTTCTCAAGGCCCAGCAGGGTGAAGGCGACGACTGATGACGATGCGCGCATCTCTGATCATCACCGCGAAGGACCAGGCCAACGGCGTGTTCGCCCGGATCGCGGCGGGCGCCAGGCGCATGGGCAATGCGTTCAAGCCGGTGCAGAAAGAAGCCCACGCCGCCGATGCTGCGATCGGCAAAGTCGGCAACGGTGCTTCGGCGCGCTTTGCTCGCATCGGCGCATCCGCGCGCAAGATGGCCGGCGACATGCGCATCGGGCAACGCGCCGCCTACGGCCTGGGCGTCGCGATCGGCACCACGATTCGTATGAGTGCCCGGCTGGGCGACAAGATGCTGCGCATGGCGGCAACCACTGCAAAATGGGGCGCGATCGCGGGCGCAGGTGCCGTAGGGTTCGGGATTGGCAAGCTTCTCACCGGCGCGATCAGCACCGGCGCGCAATTCGAGCAGTTCGAAGTGATGCTGAAGACGGTCACCGGCTCTGCCGCCGCCGCCAAGCAATCCATGGCCTGGGTGCAGAAATTCGCCGCGACCACGCCCTATGAACTCGACCAAGTCATGGCCTCCTTTGTCAAGTTGAAGACGCGGGGGCTTGATCCGACCGACGGCACACTGCGCAGCCTGGGCGACGCCGCCTCCGCCATGGGCAAGGACATCGACTCTGCCGTCGAGATGATGGCGGACGCCATGACCGGCGAGTTCGAGCGCCTCAAGGAATTCGGGGTCACCGCCAACCAGAAAGGCGACCAGGTCACCTTCCACTGGATGAAAAACGGCAAGGCGATGTCGCGCTCGATCAAGAAGGACGGGGCCGAGATCCGCAAGACGCTGAGCGAGATATTCGACAGCAGCTACAAAGGCGCAATGGACGCCCAAAGCCGCACTTTCTCCGGCATGGTCTCCAATCTCAAGGACCAATGGACGAGCTTCCAGAAGATGGTGGCCGATGCCGGCATCTTCGATTTGGTCAAGCAGAAGCTCGCGGGCATTCTCGCTTGGGTCGGGAAAGCGGCTTCAGATGGTCGGCTGAAGGGTTGGGCGGAAAGCATCTCCGCAGCGCTTGAGAAGGCCGTCAGCTGGGCTGCCAATCTGATCGAGAAGACAGATTGGAAGAAGGTCGGGGCTGACCTGATGACCGTAGGCCGAGGCGCATGGGGCATCGCCCTGGCGCTGGCGAAAGTCGTTGAGTGGGCTCAAAAGGCTCAGCCGTTGCTCTCCGCATTGTCCATGGTGGCGGACCCTGTTGGGCCCGTCAGGCGTGCCTTGTGGCGAGGTGTCGGCGCACTGGCGTCTGATGGTTCTGCCGGCACACCGGCGGCAAAGATGCCCGGCACTGGACCACAAAAAAGGGGAGCCCGGCCCATGAACGTGCCCGCCTGGCAGCAGGGCGGCAAAGGGCCACTCAGGCGCGGCGCTACGTCGGCACCGCGCATGGTTCCGGCTGCACCCAAGGCGCTGCCCTCCCGCGCTCCCGCACCATCACGTCCGCAAGCCGCCAATGATGTCCAGGTCGGCGGCAAGGTACAGATTGAGGTCAAAGCGGCGCCGGGCACGCAAGTTCGCACGACGCAGATGTCGAGCGCCAATCCGCGTGTGCCGCTCAATGTTCGCACCGGCAAGGCCATGGCGGGTGCGGCATGACTTGGCGCGACGAATATCAGATCGGCAGCTTCCGGGGCGCCAGCTTCAAGACCACTAGCCATGAGGCGAGCGGCGGCCGGCGCAATGTGATCCATGAGCTCCCCGGCCGCGACGAACCGATCGTTGAGGATCTCGGCGGCGCGGCCGCGACCTTCAGTATCGAGGTGTTCGTCGCTGGCGCGGAGTATTTCAGCGATCGCGAGCAGCTGCGCGCCGCCCTGGACGCGCCCGGACCTGGCACGCTCGTGCATCCCTGGCTCGGCCAGATGCAGGTCAGCGTGCTGGACTGGACGCTCTCCGAATCGACCGAGGAAGGCGGCATAGGTCGGTTCTCGATCACCTTCAGCGAGGCCGGCACGCCGGTCGCCGCAAGCCAGTCGGCCGATGGCCAGGTCCTGTCGATCGACGCGGCCGACTTCGCGATCGCCGCCGCGCCCGAGCGCTTCGCCGCCAGCTTCGATCTCGATGGCTGGCCCTCCTTTGTCGAGGAGGCGGCCGGCTCGCTGGTCTCGGGCCTTGCCGTCCTGACCCAGATCAGGGCCGGCATCGGTGGTGGCACTGGCCCCGCGCTACGCGCCTTTGAGACCGGTCTCGCCGCGCTTGGACTGGGCGGATTGCTGCGATCGCCGCTCGCATTGGGTCACGCCCTGGTGGGGCTCGTGCAGGCGGTCAGCCTGCTCGGCGGCCCACCGCGCCGGCGCATTGCCGCATTCTCCAGCATGATCGCCTATGACCCTGCAGGCGATCCCACCCTTATCGCCGGGTCCGGCAGCGCGGCGATCAGCATGGTCTCGGTTGCCAATGCCCCGACGCCGGCGCGGCGGCGTGAAGCATCCAATCGCGACGCCCTTGTCCATCTCTACCGGGTCGCAGCGGCGGCCGAGCTGGTGCGCGCGGTCGCCGGGACCAGCTTCATCTCGCTCGACGAGGCGCAGGCGATCAGAGCGGCGACCAACCAGCTGCTCGATGACGTGATGATCGTCGCGGCCGACGCCGGGCAAGATGACCGCGTTGCGGATCTCGATGCGCTCCGCCGTGCGGTCGTGCGCGACATCGGCCTGCGCGCGCCCCAGCTGCCCGCCTTGCGCGATCTGCCGACCAGGGCGGCCGAGCCGGCGCTGGTCATCGCCAACCGGCTCTATGGCCATGGCTCTGCCGACACCCGCGCCCAGGACATCGTTGCGCGCAACAAGGTCGCGCATCCGGCCTTCGTCCCGGCGGGCACGACGCTCAAGGTGATCGTCAATGGCTGACCAGGTCCAGATTCCCGCAAACATCGTGACCCTGACGGTCGACGGCCGCGCCCATCGTGGCTGGACCGGGGTGCGCATCCGCCGCTCGCTCGATGCGCTGACGGGAAGCTTCGAGCTCAAGCTTACCAGCCGGGAAGTGACGCAGGGCGAGGTCCGCAAGATCCGCGCCCTGGCGCCCTGCACCATTTCGATCGACGGCGAGCAGCTGATCACGGGCACCATCGACAGCCTGTCGATAAGCCTCAGCAGCACCGCGCATGAGATTGCCGTGGTCGGCCGGGACAAGGCGGCCGACCTGGTCGACTGCTCGGCGATCGTCAGTCCCGGCAGCTGGCGCAAGGCGAAGCTGGAGACGATCGTGGCGGATCTCGTGAAACCGTTCGGCATCAAGGTGAAATTCACGGCGGATACCGGCATGCCGGTTCGCCGGTTCGCGATCCAGCAGGGCGAAACCGTGCATGCGGCGATCGAGCGGCTATGCCGCTTCCGCGCACTCACTGCCTGGTCGGAGCCCGACGGCGCGATCGTCATCGGCAATCCCGCCAGCGGCGCCAATGTCGGCAAGATCGTCGAAGGCGAGAGCCTGATCGAAATGGCGATCTCGCACGACGTAGCCGATCGTTATTCGGACTATATTTTCAAGGGTCAGGCGTCCGGCGATGACGAGGCCAATGGCAAGGCCGTCACCCAATTGAAGGCCAGCGCAAAAGACCCGGCGATCGGCCGCTATCGCCCGCTGCTGATCGTCGCGGAGGAACAGGCCGATTCCACCTCGCTCAAGAAGCGGGCCGACTGGGAAGCCAATGTCCGCGCCGCGCGCGGCCAGACCATGACCGCGACTGTGCCCGGCTGGCGCGATCCTTCGGGCGCGATCTGGAAGCCGGGCGTCAAGGTGCAGGCGGTCGCGCCGTCGCTCGATGTCGATTTGCCGATGCTGGTCATTTCCGCCGAGCTCTCGCGCGACGAGGGCGGCACGGTGACGCGGCTCGAACTGCAGCGGCCGGAGGCCTGGCAGCAGCTGGCCGTGCCCGAATCGGCCGATGCTTCTACCTTGAAGAGGGCGGCATGATGGACGCCCTGGGCGGACGCATCCGCATGATGGTGAGCCGAGCGATCGTGCGCGTCTTCAATGATGCCTTGAAGATCCAGGGCGTGCAGGTCGAATTGCTCGACGGCGAGGCGCAGGACGATGTTGAGCGCTTCCAGAATTACGGCATGACTTCCCGACCGAAGGATGGCGCCGAGGCGATCGTGCTGTGCGTGGGCGGCCTGCGCAGCCACGCAATCGCGATCGTGGTCGACGATCGGCGCTTTC